GGTACGCAATTCCTGGGGCGTCCATTGGGGACTTAACGGATACTTCGATATGCCATATGCTTATGTAGCCGATCCGGCCTTGACGATGGATCTATGGGTTATTGATCGTGTTTGACCGGCTGACCGGTTGACCGGCTGACCGAACTATAAACGAGGAATACTGTTATGAAAATCCGCACCATCCTAACATCCCTAATCGCCTTTCTTGCCCTATCATGCGCACAGGCCTATGCCTCTGTCGTCTTGAACGGAAAGGTTATCAATCCTGCGCCTATCACTATCGTGCAAGGATCAGGATATTTATCGTCCACGAACCCGATCCCTATGGCATCTGCCGTTCAGTCAGTCGCGCCCTTTAATGGGAGCATTACGGGAACGGCAACATCGGTGACGATTACGCCTCCGGCTGATGCCAACCTACGCGATATTCATATCGATGTAACGGATAATGCGACGCTGGCGACGGCGGGCGTTGATACGATTACGGCGACATTAAACGGCGTGGTCATTTATAGTGGTGGCGCCTTTGTCCCGGCTACCGCACTGGATACAAACGGTGTCTTACGGTCCATAAATATTAACTTCGGCTCCATTGCGCCTAATGCCGGAAGCGGAACGCTCGTAGTCACCATAGGAACGGCCCTTGCGACAGGAAGCGTCTATGTCAATGCGTATTTTGACTGATACGGGGGCGGGGGTGGTTAAGACGATAGAGGCTACGCCCACGAGCGCACTAGATAACGTCAACGCCTTTATCCGTATGCTTCCAGGCCATCTACGGCACCCGGAAATATCCGATGGCGCAAACGGATCGTACATCCTGGAATGGGAGACAGACAACGTAAGCGCCTATGTCGATATTAGCGAACAAGAATACAGCTTTTCATTGACAGTGCATCAAGGAAAAACTCTTTTCCGTGACGGCTCTGTAGATGATATGAAGGTAATCGTAGGGATACTGAATAGTAGGCTTGTCTGAGCCTTAGCCCCTTACGGGGGCCAGTCGGCATGCTCACGATGCGGAGCATTTCACCGCGCATGCTGCCGATGTTATTAGCCCCACCTTCGGCTGGGGTTTCCAAACTTTATCCAGACTACTGTACCCGCTAGAAGGGAATATCCTCACCCATGGAGTCGTCAAACTCTTTCTTAATCTGTTCCGGCGACGATGCTGGCGCGTCACCTTTCGACCCAAGCATCTGCATCTGGTCAATGATAATCTTCGTCATGTACTTCTTGACGCCATCCTTTTCCCATTCCTGAGTTTCCTTACGGCCAGAGACGTAGACCTGAGCGCCCTTTTTCAGATAGGTGGCGCATATCTCGGCTAGCTTCCCAAACGCCTCGCACTGCGTCCACTCCGTTTTCTCTTTCTTGTCGCCCGTGTTTTTGTCCTTCCAGGATTGGCCGGACGCGATAGAAAAACTACATACCTGATTACCGCTTGGAAGAAACCGGCTTTCCGGGTCTTTGCCAAGACGGCCTATGAACTCGCAACGGTTAAGATCGTTCGACATGGATTATGTTGTTCCTTGTTGTGTGGTTATGGATAAACCGTCTAGCCCTTCGGAAGCTCTTTCAATCGCTCCTTCACGAGCGCGGCTAGCATCTTGTACTCGGGGCCGCCTTCCTCTTTTATGACAAGATACTCATTTTCCCGCACAATACCAGAGATTTCATCGCGCGTCTTGGCATCACGAATGCGCGTCGCCAGGAACTCGGCTACCTTTGGCATATCGATGGCGGATGCCGGTGTAGCGGAGATATCAGGCTTGACAGTTTCCAGTGATTGCGGGGCGTCCGCTTCTGCCGCCTCGGTGGCGTCGGGGGCCATTTCCGGATCAACAACTTCGCCTTCGACAAAGGCTGTTTCCGAATCGGTGATCGATTCTATGTCCTTTTCTTTGGCCGCTTCCCGATCAACTTCACTGATTACTATTGGAGTGGCGTGGGCCAAAACCTTAAGCGGAACGACGCGCACAGATACGCCAGAGGACTTCTTGAACTCGGCAAGAGCGGCAAATCCAGCCAGAGTCATGACCGTGCCCGTATCAGGCTGAACGATGACGAATGACCGGGCCTTGACGGCTTCGGCTAAGGCCGCTGCGACCTCGAAATAGTCCGCCTTGGCAAGCGCCGTATCCTTGATCGCGTGGAAAACATCAAAAGTTGTCAGACCGCTTACGTTCTCTAAAACGTAGGCATCCATGACATGCTCCTTATAGGGTATGGGTTATAGGTACTCACAATATAACCTAAGTTAGGGATTTTCGCAATGGGCGGCCCATACCCATGGGGGCGGGGCTTGCCTTTATCGCTAAGTCCGCTTAGTATCGGCCTAAAGGCTGTCTGACTTTGGCCTGATTTACGGCCCGACGCGATCAGACAGCAAAAAATCCAACATAAGGAAAAACCGATGCTCAAATCGGATGTCGTTCGTATTTTTGGCTCAATTTCCGCCATCGCCAGAGCCATAGATATAACCCCCGAAGCTGTCGTTCAATGGCCTGATATCTTGCCTAAGAGGCTCCAGGATCGCGTGATCGCGGCAGCGGTGCGCGAGAACAAGCTCGACGATGTATTAAAACTTACGGCTTAATCCTCATGGCCGTCCTGCGTCCCTATCAGGTCGATCTTAAAGATCGCACTCGGGCAAAAATCCGAGAAGGCGCCAGACGCATCATCATACAGATGCCCACTGGAGCCGGGAAAACGCTTGTGGCGACCAGTATCATTGCCGACGCCACGGCCAAGGGCAGCCGCTCCCTTTTCGTCGCCCACCGCAAGGAACTGATCGAGCAATGTAGCCGCAAGCTCACAGACGCCGGGATCGACCACGGTATCATCATGGCGAACCATTGGCGGTCACGGCCTCATCTGCCGGTACAGATCGCGTCGATTCAAACGCTGGCCCATAGGGCGCTTCCGGCGGCCGACCTCATCGTCATAGACGAGTCGCATAGGGCTATGTCGCCATCCTACCGGGCGCTCATAGACGCATATCCGCAGACCGTGGTCTTAGGTCTTACAGCGACACCGACGCGTATCGACGGCAAAGGCTTAGGCGCTATTTACGATGCCATCATAAGCGGCCCTAGCATCAAGGACATGACGCGCGACGGCTATCTCGTCCCCATACGCCACTTCGCCCCATTCACGCCGGACTTAAAGGCCGTGCATACCGTAGGCGGCGATTATGATGAAGGTGAACTGGCCGAAATCATGGACAAGCCGAAGCTCACGGGCGACATCATCGCGCACTGGAAGAAAATCGCCCAAGGACGGCCCACCATCGTGTTCACAACGACCGTCGATCACTCAAAACACGTTACCGAAGGCTTCCGCCAAGCGGGCATAAACGCCGTCCATGTAGACGGAAAAACGCCAGCGAGACAGCGCGATCAGGCATTCACCTTTCTGGCATCTGGTCGTATTGACGTATTATGTAATTGCGGCATCGCCATTGAAGGCGTCGATATTCCGGTCGTAAGCTGCGTCGTTCTAGCCCGTCCCACAAAATCGCTCGTTGTCTATCTGCAAAGTGTCGGTCGCGGCATGCGTCCGGCAGACGGCAAGACTGATCTTATCGTGCTAGACCACGCAAGCTGCGCCATTACGCACGGACTTGTGGGCGAAGATCGTATATGGACGTTGGAATCGGCAACCAAGCGGGCAAAGAAAAAAGAGCGCGAGATGAGTGTTACGACATGCCCGCAATGCTTCGCGGCCTATAGCAGCACGATCCGCAAGTGTCCGAACTGCGGATTCATGCCGGCGGCCAAAGAACGACAGATCGAGTCCGTAGACGGATCGCTTATTGAAATAGACGAAATCGCCTTTCAGCGTCAGCGTCGCATCGAAGTGGCGCGCGCGCGCTCATTAGAGGACTTGAAGAAAATCGAGATTGCCAGAGGCTACAAACCAGGATGGGCGCATATCCGCTGGAATATGAGGAATAAGAGGCAGGCGTAGATCGTGGTAATAGGTAGGCGCTTACGGGTAGGCGCTTACGGGTAGGCATAACAGCAAACAACAGGAGACTCAAATGGCAGAGATACGAGATCAGCTTTACGGCATCGTCAAAGACGCGATCATGGAATATCCGGGCATGAACCGCGCCGCACTCAAGGAAATCTGCCGCGTTTTGGATCGCCATATGTACACGAACGCAGGTTACGAATATCTGGCGTCTCCTTACACGCATCCTGACGCAAACATCAGAGCAGCACGATATAGGAGCGTCGTTGCGGCGACAGCCTACCTCATGCTTGAAGGCCGCGTAATCTTTAGTCCGATAGCACACTCGCACAATATTGAATTGTGCATGTCGGCTCAGCAATCCGGCTCGTTCTGGAAGCGCCAGGATATGCCGCTCTTATTAAATGCCTCACGACTTATCGTACTTACCTTGGACGGCTGGAAAGAGTCCTCCGGCCTCAAGTGGGAGATCGAAATGGCTGAGGAACTTGGCATACCAGTCGAGATGATGGATTGGGATGAGGAAACGAATGCACCTTGCGCGAATTATGATGAGTCAAGGAATGTCTACAATGGGTGCTGATGCTTATGATGATTTTATAGCAAATAAGTCGTTCTCTGACATTTCTCACGGCTTCACGCCTGCAGGATTGCCAGCGGCCCTTTTTCCGTTCCAGGCCGATATTGTTAAGTGGGCATGCGAGCGTGGACGGGCTGCTATATTCGCTGATACAGGCCTTGGGAAAACTGCCATGCAGCTTTCTTGGTCCGATCAGATTGTCAAGATAACGAATAAGCCAGTGTTGATATTGGCCCCTCTTTGCGTATCTCACCAAACAATACGAGAAGGAAAGTTATTCGGAATCGACGTTCATTATTGCCGAGATAAAAGCGCCGTAGTGAATGGCATCAATATCACAAATTATGAAATGATAGATCACTTTGATTTATCGACATTCTCTGGCGTCGTACTTGACGAATCATCAATATTAAAAGCCCAAGATGGAAAAACACGCATAGCTCTTATTGAATCATGCCGGTGCGTACCTTATAGGCTGTCATGCACCGCTACACCAAGCCCTAATGACCATATGGAGCTTGGTAATCAGGCAGAGTTTTTAGGGATTATGAATATGACGGAAATGTTAGCCATGTTCTTTACGCATGATGGTTCAGATACCAGCAAGTGGCGATTGAAGGGGCATGGCAAAGTCAAGTTTTGGGAATGGATGGCGACATGGGCCGTTGTTATACGCAAGCCGTCTGATCTCGGCTATGATGATACTGGCTATATCTTGCCAGGTCTTGATATGCACTCGCATATCGTAAAATCTGATGTTCAATTCGGAGACCTGTTTGTAACGCCAGCCGCCGGCCTCTTGGAGCGCAACAGAGCCCGCAGAGACAGTATAAAAGACCGTGTTGAGAAGGTTGCAGAAATCGTCAATGCGTCGCAAGAACAATGGGTAATATGGTGCCATCTGAATAGCGAATCTGATCAGATCGTCGCTGCTATTCAGGGTTCTGATTCCGTAAGTGGATCGGATAGTCTGGACCGCAAGGAATCAATATTAGAATCATTCACAAGCGGGTCATTGCGTGTTCTCGTTACAAAACCAAAGATTGCCGGTTACGGTATGAATTGGCAGCACTGTCATAACATGGCCTTTGTCGGACTGTCTGATTCATGGGAACAATACTATCAAGCAATACGCAGATGCTACCGCTTTGGACAAAAAAGCCGCGTACAAGTACACGTCATATCAGCCGAGGCAGAAGGCTCTGTTGTGGAGAACATTAGGCGCAAAGAACAACAATCTACGGAAATGAGCATGCAGATGGTGGACTATATGCGTGACATTATGAACCGTGAAGTAAGAAAAGCAGGACAAGAAAAAACGATGTATGCGCCTGAAACATCTATCGTAATTCCATCATGGTTAATAAATCGGAGTCTATAATGAACATTATCGACCAATGCATTACCGATCAATTCGCTTTGTATAATGGCGATTGCGTCAAGATTTCCCGTGAATTGCCTGATGAATCTGTTGACTTCATTATCTATAGTCCGCCTTTCGCGTCGCTCTATGTCTATTCCAATTCTGATTATGACATGGGCAACGTCAAGGACGATGCGGAGTTCATGGAGCAATTTGCATTTCTTGTCAAGGAAATGTACAGAATATTGACGCCCGGACGCCTCATGGCCGTTCATTGCATGAATCTTCCGACAAGCAAAGTAAGAGATGGCTACATAGGCATCAAAGACTTTCGTGGTGATCTTATCCGCTCATTCCAGAAAGAGGGATTCATCTATCATTCAGAAGTCTGCATATGGAAAGACCCGGTGACAGCCATGCAGCGTACAAAGGCGCTAGGACTTCTATATAAGCAGGTCCGCAAAGATTCAGCTATGAGCCGCCAAGGCATACCTGATTATCTTATCGTCATGAGAAAGCCTGGAGAGAATACGAAGCCCATAAGCCATACTCATGATGAGTTCCCTGTAGAGATATGGCAACAATATGCGAGCCCTGTATGGATGGATATTAACCAAAGCCGGACGCTTAATAAGGTTCCGGCCAGGGAATCGGATGATGAGAGGCATATTTGCCCATTGCAACTCGACGTTATTGAGCGCGCCGTGAGCCTATGGACGCGCCCAGAAGATGTTGTTTTCTCACCATTCGCGGGGATCGGAAGCGAGGGATACATTGCCTTGACTATGGGCCGCAAGTTCATCGGCGCTGAATTGAAACAGAGCTATTATGCCGTTGCCAAGGAAAACCTTGAGCAATGTATATCGTCGGCACAGGTCATGATGGATATATGACCTCCGAATCCTCTATCCAGAAGGCCATACAGGTCGGCATAGGCTCGCGCTCAGATGTGCGAATCTTCCGAAACCAGGTCGGTGCCGGATGGATAGGGGAATCTGTCAGGTTGAAAAACGGCGATGTACTTATCAAAAATCCACGGTATGTCCAATTCGGGCTCGCCGTAGGAAGCTCGGATTTAATCGGCATGAAAACGACAATTATAACGGCGGAGATGATCGGCATGCCTATGGCGCAGTTTCTTGCGATAGAGGTCAAGGCGAAATCCGGTCGCGTTACCGATGAGCAAAAAGCCTTCATTGCCATGTGCCAGGAGCGCGGCGCATTAGCCGGTATCGCACGAACCGTCGATGATGCGCTGGGGATTCTAGATTCCGTGGTAGCCGGTACCGGATACCACGCATGACAGCATCCTTCTCCATAAACGCGAAAGACGCGGCGGAGCGTATTCATGCCGCCGTTGGCGGCCGCCCACCACGCGCGTCCGGTGGCGGGTATGTTCTTTGCTGTCCCGCGCACGATGATAAGACCGCCTCATTTTCCCTAGGCAATAGCGCAACCACGGGTAACCTTCTCTGGAAATGCTTTGCTGGATGCTCGCAAGACGTTCTCTTGCATAAGCTCCGAAGCCTCGGCGTCCTACCCGATGTCTCTTATTCAAACAATCGCGCTAATGGATTGCCTAAAGGCATTCTCTATAACTGGCTCAAAAAATACGTCTACCGCGATATGTGGACGTATGCCGATGCCAACGGCGAGATCATCGGATACACCGTCCGATACGATCACCCTACGGATGGATCTAAGCAGGTCATCCCGTACTTCAACCATAAGAATGGTGCATGGGCCAGCGGCATCCCGGACGAATACCGATCCTCGCGCCTTCTCTATGGCGTAGGAACGCTTGCCATACCAGGCGATGTGTATATCTTCGAGGGCGAGAAGAAGGCCGCTATCGTACACAGATTCCATATGCCAGCCGTAAGCGTCATGGGCGGCAAGGAAGGCTCTAAGCATATGGACTGGTCCCCATTGAAGGGACGCAATGTCATCATCTGGCCTGACTATGATATTCCGGGCGACGAGTGCGCGGCTGACATTATCAGAGCATTGCAAGGTGTCGCCGCAACTATCAGCGTCATTGACGTAGATGCCCTGAATCCTGACTTTAAAGGATGGGACATCGACGATTACGCCAAGCGTGAACGTCGCTTAGATGCCAACGACATCGAGCTATTGCCGACTACTACGATAGCGGACTACATGGCGGTGGCGAAGGCAAGGCGGGCGACTGTGCCCACGTCAGCCGCGCAGGCCGCGCCAGCCACACAGGCCGCGCCAGCCACTACGTCAGAGTCAGAGTCAATAATCTCCCCCGTCGATATTCCGACAGGCCACAACGGCCAGCCGCTTACCGATGTCGGAAACAGCCACCGTCTAGCCTTACGTCATGGGCATAACATCCGCTATGCCCATGAATGGCAAAGATGGCTCGTATGGGACGGTAAACGGTGGGCGCCCGATGATAATGGGGCGCTCATGCGTATGGCGAAGGACACGGCCAACGCCATACGGACAGAGGAATTGCAGGAAATCTACGAGAAGATGGCGGCGGCGCAGGACAGGCAGGAGCATGAGAAATACGAAAAGCTAGCAGCGGCGACATTGAAATGGGCTAACATCTCGGAGAGCGAAGCGCGCCTGCGAGCCATGATCTCGGTCGCAAGCGTTCTGGAAAGCATCCTTGTCAAAATAGACAAGCTCGACGCTCATAAAAACTTCTTGAATTGCTTGAACGGCACGGTAGACATGAAAACGCTTACCGTCATGCCGCACCAGCGTGAGCATCTCATCACGAAGATCATACCAATTAAATACAATCCCGACGCGAAGGCCGAGATATGGGATCAATACTTTAACCGTGTACAGCCGGTCGCCGAGATGCGCCACTTCCTCCAAACGTGCGTAGGCTATAGCGCCATAGGCACGAGCCGGGAACATAAGGTATTCATTCACCACGGCGGCGGCAAGAACGGAAAGAGCACGTTCATCAATAATCTTGGCCGCATCCTGGGAAGTGGCTATTACCAGAAGGCCAACAACAGCCTATTTAGCGAGCAATCTACGGACAAAGTGCGTAACGATCTGGCCCGCCTCGTCGGTGCCCGCATGGTCACGCTATCGGAAACACCGGATAACATGGTCCTGGACGAAGCTTTATTGAAGGCGGCCTCCGGCGGCGACTTGATAACGACGCGCTTCTTGCACAAGGAATTCTTCGAGTTCATGCCGGTCTTTACCGTGCATATCGACACGAACAATAAGCCTCGCATACGCGGCCAGGATGACGGCATATGGCGTCGCTTAGTCCTCATCCCGTGGGAGGTGTCCATACCCACAGAGGAGATCGACAATACGCTTGACGACAAGCTTAAGGCTAACGAGGAAGGTATCCTCAAGTGGATCATAGACGGCGCTCACGAATACCTGATGAACGGCCTTATATTGCCGGATACCGTCATCAAGGCGTCCCTGGAATACCGAAGCGCAGAGGATATATTAGGCGACTGGTTCTCATCCTGCATCGTCAAGGACAATAACGCCGCGCAATCCTACGCCGATCTTATGACGAGTTATAACAACTTCTGTACAACGAACAATATGACCCCACTCAAAAAACCGACGTGGGAGAAGCGCCTTATGGAACATGGCGCTCACAAGTCCGTCAACCCGATTACTGGCGTAGTGACGTGGGTCGGCGTAGGGCT